AAATTCGCAATTAGGACCTCTTACAGAAAAGTGGGCTCCCATTCTAGACTCGGGTACTGGTATCATTGATGCTACTACTCGTGAAACTACAGCCATTCTCTTAGAGAATCAAGCACGTAGTATTCTAACAGAACAGACTAAGTCTGGTATGATGAATGAGGACTCTTCTGTCGGGCAACTAGGTACTTTCCAAAAGTTTGCATTCCCAATCGTTCGTCGTGTGTTCCCTGAACTCATTGCTAACAAGATTGTGGGTGTACAACCAATGCAAGGACCTGTATCCCAAGTATTCTATCTAGGCTATGATAGAGCTAAAACAAGCGCGACAGGTACTCGTACAACTGAGAATGTTTATGGTAAATACCTACAAACATACAAAGGTATGTTCCCTGGCGATGCTGACCACAGTAGTTCTAATATTGCTGGACTTGACTCTGGTTCATTAGGTGCTGGTGATGTTTCAGGTGTTGATGGTTTTGCTCCTTCTGATACTGTTGGTGGTCAAATTGCTATGTTCCCTGATACTACGGACTTGCTACAATACGTAACAAGTGCGGGTGAAAAATTAGGTGAACGCCTAGCTTCAGGTCACGATGGCAAAATGCTGGTTACTCAAGAGTCTCAAATTCCTGAGATTGACTTTCACATCGAAACTCAATCTGTTGAAGCCGGTACTCGTAAGTTCCGTGCTTTGTGGACAATCGAAGCTTCTCAAGACCTTAAGGCATACCATAACCTAGACCTTGAACGCGAATTGACTGACCTTCTTTCTAAAGAAGTTGAAGTCGAGATTGACCGTGAATTGATTGAAGACCTACGTATGCTTGCATACGATGTAGATACCGGTGTTGCTGGTTTTGGAGGTTTTAACCGTCAAAACTTGAGTCAAGCAGGTGCAAACAACTTCGTTGGTTTAAACAAAGATGGCGCTGCTACAGGAACAGGTTCATACGAATACGACCAAAACATTTCTGCAACTGACCCTGCAGGTACTGATAAGAACGTATTCTTCCTAGACCTAGCTTCGACTTCAATGCCGGATGCTCCGCAACACGTTGGACATATGTATTCTAACATTCTTGCTGCTCTTAACTTTATGTCAAATGATATCTACAAGACTACTTACCGTGGTCCTGGTAATTGGTTCATTTGCTCACCGTTGATTGCTGCTATGTTGGAATCTGCTTCTAAGCTTGAAGGTGGCGTTGATTCAAACGCTTACGCAGGTGGCGTAGCTTTCAAAGGTAAGTTCGCAGGCAAGTATGATATGTACGTTGACCCTCTTTTCCCAGAAGACGAAATTCTAATGGGTTACAAAGGTGAAAGTGCAATGGATGCTGGTTTTGTTTATGCACCATACATCCCACTACAACTGCTACCAACAGTAACAGACCCGGATTCATTCCAACCACGTAAAGGTATTATTACCCGTTACGGTAAGGTTGCAATTGCTCCTGAGTCACGTTGCTACCGTATTCTTCGTCTTGTTGGCGCAAGTGCTACTAAGTACTTATCAACACCGTTCGATAGAATTAATTCAGCCTTTGGCGCTCTCTAATTTAAATTAGATTGAATTTACAGGCAAGAGTTTTTACTCTTGCCTGTTTTTTTTTGTCTATATACTATTGAGAACCATGAAATACAAGAACACAACAAATCATACTATTTTCCTTCCTTGTGGAGAAATGCTTCTTTCTGGTGAGGTAAAAGAACTAACAGGAGCAGTAGGTACTGTTAAAGGAGTTATAATTCTTCAACCTGAAGTAAAGAAAGTTTCAAAGCCCAAAAAGAAAACAGCAAATAAAGCTATAAAGAAGGAACCTACAAATGGCAATAACACCTAAAAAAACTGGACCTTTAACAAGAGGTGGTGATACCTTTTCTGACGCTAATAATGATTTTGTAGGTGACAGAGAAAATTACGGTATTGATTTATCAACCCTGAACCGCAACGTTATGGGTGAGGATATTGAGTTTAATGATTTCGAAAGAAGTTTACGAGATTATGCTTTAATGCAGTTAGGTGCTCCTGTGGTTAGAGTGGAAATGACTAACCAACAATTAAAGGTTTGTTTAGACGAATCCATCTCAATTCTTCAATACCACGCTCCTCAATGGATGACTCAAGTAATGACATTCTATGCACAACCTGGGCAATCAAGATACGACTTACCAGATTGGGTAGCTCAGAACTTAGAGTATGTTGTCTACAAGAAGGACCTTCTTACAGCACCTTTACAAGCAGGTAACAAAAGTTTAACCGAAGATATTTTTCTTAAATACTTCCAAGATACAAACATATTCAATTCAATGGATATGAGTCAATTTTACATGATACAGCAAAATCTTGAAATGCTTCGTAAAGTTTTAGGTAACGAAGGTTCATGGGATATTGTTGACGGTCAATCACTTATTTTATACCCAACTCCTGTAGATTATTCAGAAGTAATTGTAATCTATCGAGCGCTAAACCCTGAAACAATTCATCCTTTCTATTTGAATTGGTTGCAAAAATATACATTAGCTTGTGCTAAATGTATTCTTGGAACAATTCGTGGTAAATATAGAACCTTACCTTCCCCTGGTGGAGGAGCACAATTAGATGGCGCTTCTTTATCTCAAGCAGGTGAACAAGAAAAAACTAGTTTAGTCGCTAAATTAATTGATGAAATTGAAGACCCACTTTACTTCACAATGTACTAATTATGGATTACGACAGAACTCCTAACTCCTATTATTTTAATGGGATTATAAAACAAATAAAAGACTCTACTTATAAATCAAACTTTACTAGAGAGTATACTGAGAAATTTATGAGTTCGTTTGAAGGTTTTACTTGTGAAGGAACTGATGGTAAAATAATTGATGTCCAAACTATTTACGGTTCCCCTGAAAGAGCGGTTGGAAAAAGAAATCTGAAGACCTCTTTAGTTCTTCCTTTAATTGCTTTTTCAGTGCATTCTATTAAAGATGCAGAAACACGACAAAAATATGAACCTCTTATTAATTTTGAAACTCATTATGACAAAACTTCGCAGAGAGCACAAAGAGTAGTTTCCCGTCTTCCAAAACCTGTAACTTTAAATTATACTTTAAGTTTATACAGTAAGTTTATGGAAGACCTAAACCAACTTACAGAAAGTGTGGAATTAATGTTTCACCCTTCCTTCAAGCTCCCTGTTACGTTTGATTCACAAGCACAAGCTTTTATCCGAGATAGACAAGAAGCAACGAATGTTGTTGTAGGAGATAAGCAAGATAGAGTTCTTAAAAGAAATTTTGTAATTTCTATTGAGACTTACATACCATCTCAACGCTTTTTAGTAACAAATACAGGGCGTATAGAGAAATTCGATAATGATTTAAAGATAGATGAAAAACTATAAAAGATTTTTCGTATTTTTTAAGTTGCTATGTCCCCCAAAACAATAAATACAAGTAGGAATAGAAGTAGATTATGACTCAAATGAAATCAATTACAAATAAAGCAGGGCAAGGTAAATTTGTCCTTCTGATTAAAAACAGTAAACCAGAACAGGTTTACTTGAACCCTTCAGAGACAATCGTTGTCCCTGAAGCATGGGTTAGTCATCAGGTTAAAAACTTAGCCCAAATGAAACTTCTCTCCATTACAAACTACTAAGAAATTATGGCAAACTATACAACACCAGGTGTCTTCTTCCAGGAGAATGACTTTTCCGAATACGCTCCATCTATCAACTCATCAGTCGCAGCCGTTATTGGTTACGCATCAAAAGGTGAAGTTGGTAAAGCTAAACTTATTACAAGTGCTAAGCAATTAATCGATACTTTTGGTCGTCCCGATATGTCTACCCTCGGTGAACATGTAATTATGGGAGCGATGGAAATTCTTCGTAAAACTAAATCATTGTACTTTGTACGAACTTCAAACGGCTCCGAAACAACTGCGGATTGTTCCGCTCTTTTAGGAATCTGTCCTGCGATTGCAGTCAGCGGTGCTGATGTAGCAGGTGATTATGTACTACGTATTGCTAGTGTGAAAGATAAAGACGGTAATGAACTTTTAAGTGATTCTGTCGATTGTCCATTCACTACGACAACAACAGCAACACATGAGTTCTGTACAAATTTGAAAGAAGCTGTTAACAATAGAACAACCTCTCGTTCACCATTCTCTATGGTAACCAGTGGAACAACGTTAACTGAAGCATTTCTTGTAGGTAACCGCTCTGGTGATTATACAGCAGTATCTGCTACCCTTGTTTCCGGAACAACTTATAATGCAGCAAGTGGTGTTCCTGCAAGTATGGGCGATATGGTTAATGGAGTTGCGGTTATAGATGTGTCTACCATAAATGCAAGTGGTGGTGTATACCCGGCAAGTGTTGGACACATGGCTGTCTCTTCCTTTAGCCCAGGGGCAGGTTGGAATACTTCTTCTTTAGCTAACTCTGTAGAAGTAGGTTTGAAATTCATGGTCGAACATGCAGCAACAAGTAAAAGTGATATTTCAGTTTTAAATGATGGAAATATTGTAGAAACTTTTGCTACTGACTTCGCTACTACATCAGGTGGAAATTTCGTTACTGAACAATTAACAAATAGTACTCTTACTACTAAATCAGCATACGTTACAGCGGATTGGGATAGTAATGCTGACACTAACTTTAACTCAACTGTTAATTTTTGGGATAATATCGCAGGCGCATCTATTGCTTTGACTTCACACGGTGCTGCACAATCAGGTAGTGCTGTTAACAGATTCGCAAAGCTTGTAAATGATACTTATGATTTTACAGGTGGAGCAAATGGTGACTCAGGTACTATCGCCACTAATTACACAGGCGCTGTACACTCAGCCGCTAAGACAGGTATCTATGCTATCGACGACGACTCTTTAAATATCTCAATGGCATGTACTCCAGGTGTAACTGATGAAACAGTTCAGAATGACCTTGTCACACTTGCAGAGACAAGTAAAAACTTCGTTGCGGTTCTTTCAACACCTGAAGGTTTAAAACCACAAGAAGCTGCTGACTGGCACAATGGTTTAAGAAGTACAAGAAGTGCTTCTATCAATTCATCATACGCTGCAATTTACTATCCTTGGCTTCAAGTCTTTAACGGTTACACAGGTGTAACAAATTATGTTTCTCCTGACGTTTATGCTATCTCAACTATGGCAAATACAGATGCAGCAGCTGACCCTTGGTTCGCTCCTGCCGGTGTTACTAGAGGTCGCTTAACTAAACCATTGGACGTTCAATATGTTTTGAATGCTGGGGATAGAGGAACTCTATACTCTGCAGGAAATGTAATTAACCCAATCGCCAAGTTCAATCCAGATGGTATTGTTATCTACGGTCAACGTACTGCTCAACGAACTCCAAGTTCTTTGGACAGAGTAAACGTTAGACGTATGATGATTCTTCTTCGTAAAATGATTCTAGCCGCAACTCAAAGCTTTGTGTTTGAACCAAACGACCCTATGACATGGGGTAGAGTAGTTGGAGCTATAAATCCTTTACTAAATGATATTATGCGCCGTAGAGGTATTGTAAACTTTAAAGTAGTTTGTGATGCATCAACTAATACGCCTGCACGTATCGATAGGAACGAACTTTGGTGTCAAGTAAGAATTAAACCTACGAAAACTGCTGAAATCATTGTTTTCGAAGTAAACCTTACTAGTCAAACTACTTCTGTATAATGAAAATTAGAAATATCTCCTCCCAAATCTTAACTGAAACTCAAAAGAAGTACATTGAAGATTTAGACGATAAAGTTGACACTATTGTACGAAAGATGTACAGGAACAGTCATAATAAAGGGGGAGATAAATCTAAAATCATGACAAAAATTCAACAGGGCGAAGGAATTAAAAAACTAGCTCGTAAACTAAAATCACAAGGGCGGATTTACACTAACCGTCCAAAAAACTCACGCTCAGTAACAAAGAGTATAGGATTCATTTCTTAACGCTATATAATTATAGGAGTCCAATCTAATGGCAAATTCATACTACGCAACACAAACAAACCGTACACTCATACTAGGCAAATCACCTGGTTTATCTCATTCACTTGAGTCCTACCGTCAATACCAATGGGAAGTTGAAATTGAAACAGGACAATCAGGTGACAATTCTGTATTAACTTTAGCTGCAAAATCAGTTACACCAATTCAAATGCAATCAGAAGACATCGTAGCTCACAGAGTTAACGACAGATACTACTACCCTGGTCTTGTTGCACCTGAAGAAGTTACAATTACTTTTGATAACTTAGTAGAAGGTCAACTAGCTGAACAATTGTTCGATTGGTTCTCAACTGTATATGACCCTGTCCATGGTGTATTCACACCTGAAATGCTACAAGGTAGAGGTGAGTTTAAACGTAATATTAAAATATTCCAATTGGATAACACTGGTTTCCCTGTGAAACATATTCATCTTTTTGGAGCATACCCTAAAGTATGGAAAATAAACGATTTCACTTACGGTGAGAACAACTTCCACACTATTGACGTTACCCTTCGTTTTGACTTTGTAACACAAGAAGC